TTGACCAAGATGTGTTTGCGGGGGTTTGGTCGTGTCTATCCCAAGAACCTGCGGCAGTTGCATTGGATAACAAAACAACCGTTACATAAGCGCCTGATGGCACAGAAACAATCAAAGAGCCTGAGTTGTTGTTGACCGTGATTGCGCCGCTACTTTGGTTGTTGTTAAACGAAAAAATAGTTCCGCTTGGCAAAGTGGTGGCGTTCGGCAATTGAATGACTTGACCGCCTGACCCTGTGACCAAATAAACAGGGGTTGACGCAACAGTTAGCGTGATTGTGGAACCTGATGCCGCAACACTTGTAAACCCATTGAAGTAAGCGTTTGCGGTAATGTTGTTGCTTGCATCACGCAAAACCACGCTGTTTGCACCGCTGGACGTTGTAACGCCCGTGCCGCCATTGGCTACGTTTAGAGTTCCCGCCAAGGTAACTGCGCCTGATGTGGCGCTTGATGGCGTAAATCCTGTTGTGCCTGCGCTAAATGTGGTTACGCCTGTAGCTGGCGCATTTGTCCATGCAGGGACACCCGCAGCTAGAGTCAGAATCTGCCCGTTAGTACCTGCCGCCAAAAATGTCGTGGTTGATGTGGCACTTTGGTAAGGCAAAGAACCTGCCGTGCCGCCTGCAAGGTTTGTAGCGGTTGTGGCGCTTGTGGCGGTAGCCGCATTGCCACCAATAGACAAACCGCTTGCCGTGCCTGTTAAGCCCGTTCCTGCGCCTGTGAATTGGGTGTTTGCGGTAATGGTTGTGCCTGTAACCGCTGCTGCTGTTGTAGCGCCTACAGTCGTGCCGTTAATTGTGCCGCCTGTAATCGCTACTGCATTGGCGTTTTGGGTGGACATCGTGCCAAGACCTGACACTTGTGTGTTTGCAATTGCAATAGCGGTGTTGGTAACGGATGAAACCTGACCCGATGCGTTTGTAACGAATACAGGCACAGATGAGGCAGAGCCATACGTTCCTGCCGTGCCCACAGGCGTGATACTGAACTGCGTTCCTGTTAGGGTTAACCCTGTTCCTGCGGTGTAGGTGGACGAAACGCTAAAGTTAGACCAATTAATTGCGGTTACGCCCAAAGTGCCGCCAGGCTGTGCGGTGCTGAACCACGCTGAACTTGCTTGGCCTCCGCTTAAAACAAACACAATTGCGCCAACGTATTCGTCCCATGTGTCAGCGCCTGGGCTTCTAGTCCACGCCCCTGCTGCCACCGTATAAATGCCGTTATCAGCCGCTGTGGATTGGTTTTTGACCAAAACCGTGTTACCTGCCACCAAACTTACGGTGTCAACAGTCTGAAGACCCGAAAGCGTAATGTTTGCGGTAGTTGCGGCATTGACGGGCTGTTTCCAGCTTAGTCCTGCTGCGTAGTAATCCACATATTGCTTGTTGGCAATGTCTGTAGGGCCTGTAGGGGCTGCGGTCACCGTGCCTGACGTAAACGCACCTGTGGAAGGGGTTGTTGCCCCTATAGTAGTGCTGTTTATCGTGCTGTTTGTGATATTTAACCCTGATTGATCGGGCGAAATATTGGCGTAAAACGGCGTTCCTGCGGGGCCAATCAGCGAAATAAGCGCAAAGGTTGGCTCGGGCTGGAAAATACCCTGAACAGGGACGATATTGGTCGTTTGGGTGACCGCAGCATTATTGGACATGAAAGCCCCTTATTAGTCAGCTTGGCAAGCCGTGATGTACAGAGTGTTTGTGCTTGAACTGATGGCCTTGATGTAAAACGGGGCTTTGGGAGCAGCAATCAGCAAGGGAAAAGTCATTGCAGCAGGCAAGATAAATGAACCGCTATTGCCAGTAGAGGCCACGGTTGGGGTGGTTACTGTGCTGGAGTTAGACAATTCCACGCCAGCAACGCCTGAACCTGTGTTTAACAAAGAAACGTAGTTGGTTTGGTCGTTTGTGGTGGCTTCAATCAGCAGGGCGGTGCTTGCTGAAGTTGTGAGATTGAGTGCATAGGTGCGTCCACTTGGGCGCATTACGGATGTGTTAACCATGATGTGTACCTCTTATCAAATTATAGGCTTGCAAAAAAGAAAAGCCATCCCTTTTGAGGATGGCCTCTCCACTTAACTCATGCTTGTTTAAGGCAAGAAGTTCAGGTCGTAGCCGTAGATGAACACATCAGCGGTAGCTGCTGCGCCCTGTGCGGTGGTGTTGCGAATGTACAGATTGCCGCTTGTGATGGCATCAGTAGAAGTCGCGGCAGTCACAACAACAGTTGCTGAAGATGTGTTACTCGACAAAGCATAAGCAGATTTAACTGCTGTGCCTGTAGCGCCTGGGCCTGTGTACACAGCCAATTGCGCTGTGGTCAAGCTGATAGATGCATTGGTCACAATGATGCTTTGAACGCTGACATCGCCAGCAGCAAAGATTGGGGCCAATGTGTCTCCTACTGCATTCAAGTTCACGCCTTGGGCAGATGCAATCAAGCGCAAAGCCTGATTGGTTGCCAAATTCGTTGGGTGACTTGTGTTGGTACTTGCTGGTCCTGGATTTGCCATGATAGTTACTCCTAAATGTTAATGATTAAGCTGCGACACGGCAGGAAAGTTCAGGGTACAGAGGCGCCCAGCCATACAGAACGTCCACACGGGTTGGAATACTGTCGTTGTTAATTGTGTACTGGCGGATGCAACGTAGGGAAAGCCCTAATTCCTTATCGGAAGCACGGCCTGCGAATACCACGCCATCAGGCAATTCCAAGTCAGCGGTAGCCAAACAGAATGCATTTTTGTGCATCACGATGTTTTGTGGGCTGACAGTACCTGTGTTGTTGAACGGGGTCACTACAGCGGTGCTGCTGGTAGAAGCCAAGCTCACGTTTTGGAACTGACCTGCGGTAATCACGGCGGGGCTTACGGTCACAGAAGTAGTGCCTGAAGTTGCCACGGTTACGTTAGAAGTCACCACAAAGTTACGCAGCTTGTTAGAGCCATAGGCTTGACGATTCTGTGGGTTGACAGCAAAGATGCCAGCAATCTGAATCACGTCACCTTGCTTCAAGCCTGCGGTAGCAGTTGCAGCGGTCAATGCGATAGTAGAAGTAGAAGCCCATCCGCTAGTGATGAAGCCTGTACCTGTGGTGGTGTTGCAAGACAGAGTTGCGGTTGCATAAGAACCGAAAGTCTGCGAGATCACGTTTTGGTCCATAAACCAGTTCATGCCTGCAGAGTCACGGCCCATCATGCCTTTTTGGTACTGCTTGCTGATAGCGTCAGACGGTACAAACAAACCTTTCAAGCTGTCAACAATAGTGGCAGATGTAAAGGGTTCGATAACGCATGAACGGCGACCATCACGGGGTGCGCCCTCAGAATCCAAATACGCACCTGCGGTCAGGTAGGTAATCAGACCTGTGGGGGGTGTACCTGCTGTACCCACGATGTTGGCGGTGTTGTTCTTAGCTGTAGTCAGACCGTCAAAGTCGATCTTGTTGGCAATAGCTGCCACGGCAGGCTTCAGAACACGGTCACTAAACATATCCAAAGACAGAGCCAAATCTTGTGTAGTGAATTGGGTGTCAACGTGGAATTGTGTGGACAAGGTCACAGGAACTGAAGACTCATAGAAGTCTTCCACGTTCAATGCGGGGCCTGTAGTACCAATGAAACGACCAGGTTTACGGACGTTCAAGGTTGCGCCAATCTTTGCGCCGCTTACGGCAAATTGGTCGTCATAGCTACGGTCAACATTATTAGAAAAGGTCAACTCGTTTTCCAAGACCATTAAGGCCTCGTTGGTGATCATGCTGATCGTTAGTAAATTGTTACTCATTTCAAAATCCTTAAAAAAATAGGTTTAGCGAATCTTTCCAGCCAACCTAGCAGCTTTCCAAGCCTGATATGAACCATGAAACTGACCATCGCTGGTCAGGGCCACATCACGCCCGTTAGCCGCCGATTTGATTGGATTGATCGGCACGGGTGCTTTACTTTTACCGACAGCAGGCTTTGTCTGAATCTCAGTCTTTTCGTACTGCGCTTCCAATTTCCCAATAGTTCTCAAAGCGGATGTCAAGGTCATGCCTTGCAGTTTCTGAGCAAAGTCAGGATTTTCGGCTAAGTGGTACAAGATGCGGGGGCCGACATCTGATTCAAAGATTGCGTCACGCACTTCGTTACTTACCGTAACGTCTGCGCTAGTAATCATTGCCTCAAAGTCAGGCATCTCCGCTTTAGCTGCATTTACCCGTTGCGCCCAAGTATCTATTAACTTGGCTTGCTCGGCTGCCGCTTTAGCTTGCGCTTCCTTAACCTTTTCTTCCTTCAACCTCTGATCAACCCGATAGTCCGTCAATGCTTTCGCATATTCGTACATATCAGTAAACTGCTCGGGCAGCGGTTCAGTTTCAACTGCATCAGCTTTGGGCTGTGCTTTTGTCTCTAAATCCCGCAACCTTGCTTCTAAAGATTCCCTTGCTTCGCGTTCCCGCTGTGCTTCTGCCCTAGCTTCTTCACGTTGCTTGGTTATCTCAGAAAACCGTCTTTCCAACTTAGGATTTTGTTTTCTATCCTCTGTTGCCGTTGCTTCACTCTCCGCTTTCGGTTCACTCTGTTCGGGCGTTTCTGTCGGCTCTGTAGGAGTATTCTCGACTACAGCCTCGGCAGGCGCTCTATCAGCTAAACCCATTTTTTTAGCATTGAACTCAGCTAAATTCTCACTTGTCACCAAATTGGCAGCAAGTCTTTCCGCTACTTCCGACATTGAGTTACCTCAAAGAATTAACCCCGTGAACCCACGGGTAGGTGATTACATATTACATTAAATTTGGCTGCTGCACAAATGGGCTTGCGCCTTGGCTTATGTCTTGTGCTGCGGTTTGGGCAAATGCAAACTGTTCTGCATTTAGGCGCTCAATCTCTGCAAGCAATTGGTCAGCAGGCATTCTCGCAATCAGCATTTTGACCAAGGCATCAATTTCGGTCTTGTTTTGGCTTGTAATACTGCGGGTGTTTTGGTCGTTAACCCGTACTTCTGCCATTGTCTCGGTGTTGTGCGCCCTTGCGGTTACATCCATAAGTTTGCGTTTGGTAGCGCCTTCTGCCTTAATCTGCGCCACTTGCATACGGTTGTTAATCTCCAACCCTGCGGCCTGTAACTGCTGCTGGAGTTCCTCGATGGCTTTTTGGGATTGAGCCAAACGCATCTGAATTTCAGGCGGTATGTCTGAT